ACAAATGATTATTACCGATACGCAAAAAGATTTTAAAATCGCCCCTGCTGGCAACCATATTGCCCGCCTGTACTCCATTATTGACCTAGGTCATCAAGCTACGGAATGGAAGGGCGAAACCAAGATCATGCACAAGGTTGTATTTACTTGGGAACTGCATGGTGACGATGATGCTGGTCTGCCACTTAAAACCGATGACGGCAAGCCGTTAATCGTATCTAAACGCTATACAGTCAGCCTTGGCGATCAAGCACGGTTGCGTCAAGACTTAGAGGCATGGTCAGGTAAAAAAATGACTGCGGAAGATCGTAAGAACTTTGACCTTAAAGGCTTGCTGGGTAAGTTTTGCATGGTTAATATCACGCACTCGGAAGATGGCAAATACGCCAACATTAGCGGAATTAGCCCAGTACCGTCTGCCCTGCGTAGCGCACAACCTGAAGGCATCAATCCTACCAAAATGTTTTGGTTACAAGAATTTAGTCAAGCTGAATACGATGCGCTGCCTAAATACTACAAAGAGAAGATTGCAGAAAGTAGTGAATGGCGGGGTCAGAAATTGCGTGAAGCTGAAACACCTAAGATTGAAGATGACAACTTAAATGACATTCCGTTCTGAGGCCAATATGATAGTTAAAGAAAAGGTGGTAGAAAATGGTCATTGGTACACAAAAGACGGCACTCCAGCCTATACAACCATTGGCAAGACTGGGGAAAGAGCCACAACGCTTCGTGACGCACGGAAACTTGGACTTTTGCCAAGTGTTACAACAATTAACGGAATGTTATCGAAAGCAGGGCTTGATACATGGAAACAGCAACAAGTCCTCTTAGCAGCCTTAACCCTACCTAGATTGCCTGACGAACCTGAAAGTGAATGGCTTTCACGGGTAATGCAGGATTCAAAGGCTACGGGCCGTGAGGCTGCGGAACGAGGTACGGCTATTCATGCGGTAATTGAAGCGTATTTTGACCAAGTGTATATGCCTGAAAAGCCACCGTATTTAGACGGCATTGATAAAGCCTTAGAAAAGGCGTTTGGAAGCCAGCTATGGCTCTCAGAGAAGTCGTTTGGTCATCCGTTAGGGTTTGGTGGCAAATGCGATTTAATGGCTAAACCAATCAACGGTAAGGGTGATGGGTTTGTGGTTGATTTCAAGACCAAAGATACAAACCTAGACAAAGTTGATGTTTACTTTGAACATGAGATGCAACTGGCGGCTTACCGTGAAGGTCTTGGCGTTCCAGCAGCAAGGTGCGCTATTGTTTTTGTAAATGGTACGACCAATCAGGTCAAACTCATTGAAATTGAGGAGCAAAAGCTACAAAATGGCTGGGAATGCTTCCAACATTTACTGCGGGTTTACCAAATCAAGAACGGAATATAATGGTAGTTCCTTCACGGGAACGGGGGAAAGCAGATACGCTTCACATACGGGAATGTGAGTACCCCAACTATTCTTAGGGCGTTAAGCCGCCAAAGTAGGATGCAGTAAGTATGGAATTTTGCGGCTTTCTGCCATACAGCTTGCAACTGCCAAATACTGCCCTGTTGCTTTTTGGTCACATAACGCTTGACGAATTAAGATAACTTAATTATTCTGTTCTTACTTTAACTGAAAGTGAGATAGAAATGAACATACAAAACCTAATACCCCGCACAAGTCAAAATGTAGAAGTGCGCTACATCCCTGAAGAAGAATGGTATCGCTTGACTGACGAACGCAATGAAGATGGTTATGGCGTTTTTCGTGATGGCAAATTAATCTATTCCAACCATGATCCAATCGAAGCAAGTTACGAATTTGACGAGGTGACACATGAACACACCCTATAACACAGGCAAAGTAGAGATCGGCAAGTACTACCAAAAGCCGTTACGCATTGAGCAAGACGATGACATGATTAAGGTTCAAGGCTGGCTAATTGGTGAAAGCAAAGAGGCCCGCATGAATCGCATAGCTAAACGCATTTATTTTGGATTAGTGCTGGTTTTGACAGTTGTATTGTTGTTTTCAAGCAACGCAAAAGCTGCGGCTATTGCGACTATGCCGAATGAAGGCGGTGGCAAGATTGTATTGACAGATGAAGTATGCAAAAACGATGGCAAGATTTACAACAAGTTAAGCCGTGCATACAACTACACCACTTCAGGCCACGGTAGTGAAGGCTGTTTTTACATTGAAGATGACACGGTTGTTGTGATTTGGGACACGGCAGCAGGGGTAAAAAGAATGCGCTACCCAGCAGAAAACTTTACCCTTATCAAACGCAGTAAAGGTACGCAGATATGAACAATGAACCAGTAGCGTGGATTGCTTACGATGAATTTGGTGATTTTATGTTGGAAGCTACACCTGAAGGTGATTATCCTTGGCAACCACTCTACACCCATCCAGCAAAGACACTAACAGATGAGGAAATAATAGAAATAGGCAATGCAGTTACAAATCTTATTGATTCCAATGAAGGCTGGATTGAATTTGCTAGAGCAATACTAAGAAAGGCACAAGAGTGAAGTACAAGCAGTTTGACCAACGGTTACATGATGCGTGTGATCCACCAGCCCGTAATGCAGTAGCGGGTTGGCTTAAAACGGTTCACCATGTCGATGCTGTGCCTAACCCTGATAAATACGCTGTAGACCTTGTTTTCAGCAAGAATGGGCAGGAAATTGGGTTTGGTGAAGTAGAAGTACGAGATTGGGGCATGGACTTCTGTCCTTACAATACGATCCACATTGCCCAGCGCAAGGAAAAGCTGTTTACCAACCCCCGTACCACAATGTATGTGGTAACTAGAAACCTAACCCACGCTTACTGGATTAGGGCTTCCAAGATCAAAGAATGCCCGCTAATAGAAGTACCAAATAAAGCAGTAGCCAATGAGGAGTATTTCTACGATGTACCCACGCATATGTGGAAGTTTGTAGACTTACGGGATGTGTTTTAGGTTAGAACATCTAAAACTTTATTGATTTTGGCTATTCTGTCTGCCATTCCAATAGTCCCGCCATTAATGCGTTTTGACATGGTTTCAATGTCCATAGAATCAGCCAAGGCATTTAAACCTCGTTTATTCCAAAACCAACCAGCAGAAAGAGCCGCATAGCGGGGTTGTTCTACGAGTTGAGGGTTAGCTACCAAGTCCTCACCGATCGCCTCGCCAAACGCTTTGTAGTTATCTTTGCCAGTCAATTGGATCAGACCCCTTCCGATAAAAGCAGCAGCTTCTTCGGGTGAAGTGTTGCCCATACGCCCGTTGTAAACTTTGCCAGCTATTTTTTCAGGCTGACGGGCAAACTTTTCAGCAATATCAGCATCAGGAAATCGTGAAGGCCATGTAGCCATCAACGCTTTAGCCGAGTAGTTCAAGTTCTCTTTTAGGAACTTAAAGCCGCCTGATTCGTGCATACATTGACCAATAAAGTAGGCCTGGCGCTTGGGGGTAGATATATCGTATTTCTCAAATGTCTCTAAAAGGGGTTCTAACCACTTGCCGTCAATACCTAGGGCTAATAATTGGGATTCAATCATGGTTTCCTCATCATCATGTTAGCGGCAATAGCCATCATATCTTGGATTTTGTTAATGTTTTCAGGGGGCGTTTTCCAGCCAACTGTTAGCTGTCCAGCGAATAGCCCTGCGGTTGTGGGCATACTGGAACGGCAAAGAAAAGTAGCACCTTGCTGTAAATACCAAAAGCCGACCAACGATTGCGCCCTAGTGTAGCTTCCACAAGGAATAGAGCCACCATAAAGGCTTAACAGGTCTGCGTTGTTTTCTTGATTTGCTGAAAGCATCCCTACATCTATGCCGTCATGGGTCTTGTCCCTGCCTTCTTTGGTGTAAGCCCGTACCAAAACCCGTGTGCCTAGCATAATGTCCACTTCAAATATGGCTACTACATCAGCGTTGGTTTCTTTAAAAAGCAGCTTGGCAACATCGTCTGCTTTAGATACATCAATACGCAGTAAAGTCTTGTTTTTATCGTATGCGGCTAGTAAAAACGATTGATTGGTGTAAATAAAATGACCAGCAAACGCCAGTACCGCCATAACTACAATAGCAAACAGCTTAAAAGGGCTTGATACATAAGCTAGTATTTGCGGTACTAGGTCTTTCATTTTTCTTTAGATTTCATGTCCATGATTTTTTCAAGGGTTCTGCCACCAAAATAGAATGACATCACAAGCATCCCCCATTGGCCCAGCAACTCTACATACTTTTCATTGGCATTGTTGCCAAAAGCACTCATCATGGCAAATACAAAATAGCCACCAAGAATGAATATAAGGGTCATGGGGCGAATGTTCTTACTTAGCCAGCTATCGCTTGCCATGTCCGCTTGCGCCCGTTTAGTGACTTCTTGCGCTTCTGCGGTATCTGCTTGTATTTCGGCTAGTTTGCCTTCTTGGGCAAGTTTGGCTAGTTCTAACTGGGCTTGGGCTTTAGCTTGTGGGTCAGGTATCAGCTTATCAATTAGTTTCATTCCTACGCCAACAATGGTGTCTAACCCTAACATTATTTGCCTGTAAACCAATGTAATGCCCATCCACCAAGTGTAGACAATGCGGTCAGCATAGAAATGCCCACCCAAGCCATGCCAGCCTGTTTATTGCTGTTAGCGACTAAGGTTTCTAGCTGGGCTTCCATCTTATCCATCTTTTTATCAATGGCTTCAAGGCGATGTTCGTAATTTTCTACACGATTCCACAGCACCCCATAGCGAACCAAGTCGATGCCGTTATCCATCATTACGCTTTCAATGCAGCTAATTCAGCTTTTACGGTGTCAAGTTCTGCTTTGAATTCTTGGATTGCTTTTACGGCAACGGCAAGAATAGCATCTACTCGCAACGATTGAATTTGTGTTTCATCATCTTTTACACCTTCTGCGCCACTTGGTATTACTTCTTGAACTTCGTGAGCAATAAAACCTTCTTTAATGTCATCGCCAGCTTTAAACAAATCACCATAATCAGCCATTTGATAAGTAACTGGGCGCAATGCCATTACCCTTTCTAACGCTGGTGCAGTTTGAGTTTCTACATTTCGTTTTACTCGATAATCTGAAGTAAATGCTATCGTTCCGATATTTGTTGCATCAATCCAAAGTTGTGGCGAACCTGTCCAATTGATGTTAAATCCGTTTCCGCTAAAAGCCCCAAGCTGACCAGCTTTACAAGCATATCCTGAAATTGATTCAATATGTCCATTAGTTGCCCAATTAGAACTTGTAGTCCCAACACACAAATTACCACTAGAGTCAATACGCATACGCTCTGTTGTATTCGTACCCAATACTAATGGGTTTGCGGTATTAGTTCGCACAAATAAAGCACCATTAGATTCAACAACACCATTAGTACCATCTGAATTTAAACCAACATAAGTACTACCAGCTTTTACTTCTAACTGATATGCAGGGGCAGTTGTACCAACACCTAATCGACCTGCGCTTGTAATACGCATGGCTTCTGTACCACCTTCAGAGAACGCAATCGTATCTGCTGCTGGGAAGAAAATACCTGTATTAGTGTCAGTACCTCGTATTGCAGGGGTAGCTGCTGAACCGTCTACATCGGATAAACCGTCTGAACCTGAAAGAATTAAAGACATAGTTATGCTTCCTCTGCTGGTAATGGTGTGTTGCCTTCTGCTACCCATGCAAGGTAGGCTTGGTAGTCTGTGTTGGCTTCATCAAAAGGGATGCAAGCGTTGTCTGAAAGCCGAATTATTGCAACAGGTTCACCAATAGAGCCATCAACTTTAATTGTTTTTTGTAATTTATACATAATTATAACTCCGCAGAAGCAAAAAGAGAATTTGTGCCAGCAGTGCCTGAAGAATAAAAATAATTAGTTCCAGAAAAGTTGGCATTATCAACCGAAGCATATATTAATGGAGTTGAATTTACCCAACCAGAAGTTGATGCTTCTGCAACAGTTGGATTTGCTCTTTTTGTAACTTGGAATTGCCACATTGCCCAATTTGAATTAGTTCCAACTAAAACAGAAGATAAAAGTCCTATTGTTATTGAAGTATTTTTATAAACTTCATAATACCGCTGACACAATGCCAATTCTTGCTGATACTGTCTGTATTCAAATGAAGTAGCTTGTGTGCCTACCTCTAGCTGAACTCCAGTAATATTTAAATATGCGCCAGCCGTAGCAGAAACTTTTGTGCCGCCAGTTAAACCAAGGTAATTACCAGTTTGCCATGAACCAGCAGTTGTACTAAAAGTTGCGCCTACACCGCAATCAAAGGCTAAATATAAGCCAACACCGTTATTAGTAAGCCAAGTGCCTGCTGTATCTCCAGCAACTGTAATTGATACATATTGCCAAACACCAGCAGTAGGTACTGTATAACTTCCAATATAAGAACGGTTAGCGGCTGAATTTCTTAATGAAATACCAAAAGTGCCTGTTACGCCTGTTGTGTTTACCCAAAACGATATAGTAATTGTTTTAGCGTTAGCACTTCCCCAACTTAAATCAGCCGTATTAAAGCCTTCAATAGCTTGCGAAAACGAATTATATGCACCAATAGTTAATGCTGTACCAGCACCACCAAAAGCTAAATAATTTGTAAAACCAGCAACAGCACCCGAAGGTAAAACTGCTTGTTGTAATGTGTTAGTACCATTGTTAATGCTAAGACGCCATCTATCGGCAGAAAATGCGCCATCTGTACTTACAACAGCACCAGCGTTTCTTTGGTCAATAACCATTGCACCGTTTATGATTCTGTTTTTAAATACAGAACTGATAGGCGCCATTACACCGCCACTAGCGTCAACTATTCTGTTCACATTGAGAGTACTCATGCTTGCTCCTTATATTTCCAAGTATACCCACCGCCAGTTAATGCTTTGCCGTTACAGCATTTATGCACAGTTGAACGGGGTTTATTAATAAAACGAGCAGCTTCAGCAACAGATTTAAATTCTACCTGTACACCGTCTTTTGTTCCAATGACAGCATGTGCTTTTTTGCCTGCGCCTTCAGGCCGTTGCCGACCAAATAATGGGCTATCTTTGCCTTTAAGCTTTGATACTCCACGCATAGGACTAGGCTTACCAAACATAGGATTGTCTGCACCATTCTTACCAACCCAAGGTCTTTTAACACCAAGTTGTGGGCTTGGCTTGCCGTACATATGGTTATGCTCTCCAGCACCTGCGCCTGTCATGCCGTTTTCTTCAATTAAGTTTGCCCATTTTTCTGAATTAACAATGTCCCATTCTTTGGAATACTGTAAAGCAGCTTCTGTGCAACGCTTCTCATCATAATAAATACCTACTACACCAGTTGATATGTCTTTGCCGTGTTTATCAACAAGTCTTTTCCACAATGTACCGCTACCTGTGTAGGTATGCAGTCTTTTCAACATAGTAGTTTTACAAAAGTATTTAATGCCAGTAGGGTT